CGAAAGCCCGCCATTCTAGGAAATCCGTCCTGGAAGGACGTCTCTCTTTCGAATGTGTGGATCAAATTCCATGCATCTGAGAAGGGATGTCTCCCTACACGTCCATTTGGACGAGCGTAGACTAACAAAGAGAGAATGACTCTCCCCATTCGCTTGGGGGACCAGCAAGCGTGTGCTCACACCTCACGCCCTGGGAGGAAGGTATCTTTGAACCTTGCGCTCGACAGGTCTTGTGGAGGTCGCTATCTTTAGGGAGATAGATCTGTTTCTTGAGATGCACGCTGCGTCTCGGGACCCAGATTGAAATGGGGGAATAGAGTCATGGAAGAGCGGACCGTTGTGTCGTCCAAAAGATTGCACATGGCAACCGTTTAGAGTGAACCTCGATCCAAGGAGGACTCCAGTGGAGGAGAAGGAGGGGTGGCCGAATAAGCCAACATATGTATCGACTTCCGACGGGTGTCGGTACGACCTAGGGTGATCCAGAGGCGGTTTAAAGACTGATTAGTCTGGCCGGCCTGGGGCCCTTTCCCTCCACCACTGTGGGTTCTCTGCGATTTGACGCCCCCGGGGTCAAACTAGAGAATAGTGGATTAGCCACAATAAGCCTGATTGGTACTCTACCAACGTCTTCCAAGACTGGCTGCGGCCCCCGCAAGGGGAAACCGAAGTCCTTTAGAGAATTAAGTAACTTAACAGTGACAATAAACACAAACATCAAGCGAACGCTTGGTCGTGCGTATTCTCGACTGCTAAGCTCTTATGCCTCTTTAGGTGCCATGCTCAAGGTAAAACTTGGGCGACCAGCGGTGTCACACGTCCTCGGATGTGTGGCACTGCTGGGACGGAGAGTCAACCTTTCGGTGGTTAAAGTGGTTATCACTACGTTAACTGCCTATCACAAACTGTATCGACACGGGGGAATGAAATTTTTGGTAATTTACCTTAAAGCTTGTTCCTCAATGTTGCAACAGGTGATAGGTGGCCAGCGCCTTCACGACCTCTCGCCTTTCGGGGCGAGGGTCGGTCGAACGCATTCTGGACTTCCTTCCATAATTCCAGCTCTTCATCGAGCGCGAGTTAGATCGGGAGAGACGTGGGTTATACGATTCTGGGCGACTCTATTCGGCTTATACCGAGTCTTAGAGTTTCCTGGGAAAGTTAAACTCACAACTATTACCGATCCTTCTCGTATGGACCTCTCTTTATTGTACGAATTTAGTCAATTCGTAACTAACCATTTCGTCAAAGCTCTGCGACAGCACTTTCACGCTGAAGGTTCTGTAACAGATGCTCTTTGGTCGGAAGAGGGTGAGGGTCCTCTGGAGTTTATGAAAGGACTCCGGGCCAAACCTTTCCTGATCTCGAAGTCTGGGCCTTCGCTTCAACCTGGGAATATTCCGACTAATGGTCAGAGTACTTCCCCTGCCTCGATTCTGGCGTCAGCACACACGTGGCTACACAGTCCTCTCTTCCCAGTTCTAACGAATTGGTGCAAGATGACTGGTAACATTTGGGTGTTGAACCGGATAGAGGCATGGACCAAAGAGTTGTGGGTATGGGAGGATTCCCTTCCTCTCAGCCCGGGTGGGCAATCGTGTCCATTCACAGCAACAAATTGGTTAGGAAAGCTTGGGTTCAAACCAGAGCCTGCAGGTAAGGTCCGGGTGTTCGCAATGGTAGACCCTTGGACACAGTGGCTTATGGATGCTCTTCATCGAGCAATCTTTAAGCTGCTCGAACAGATCCCACAGGATGGGACATTCGACCAGATGCGGCCGTTAGGGATCTTGATGGAGTTTCAGGAATCCAACCGTCTGGCAGACGGGCGGAAGCCTGAGCTCTATTCATTTGATCTTTCGGCTGCTACTGATCGGATACCATTAGTACTCCAAAAAGTACTATTGTCTCCCTTTCTAACAAGTTGGGGAGCCGAACTGTGGGCGTGCCTGATGGTTGGTCGCGAGTATAGTTGTCCTAGGACAATTACATTCGGAAAAGGGCAGCCTAAACAGCTGCTCTCTTCGACTGGTTTTGTGAAATACCAGACCGGTCAACCAATGGGCGCTCTGTCGTCTTGGGCTATGCTTGCGCTAGTTCACCATGCAATCGTTCAGTGGGCTGCCGCAAAGGCAGGCGTGACGACTACACGTGGACAATGGTACGCGGGCTACGCCATCTTGGGAGATGACGTAGTCATAGCCGGTCGAGCGGTAGCTCTTGAGTACTCAAGGCTGATGAAGGCTTTGGATGTGGGGATTGGTGACCATAAGTCATTGATCTCCCGAACCGGTAAAGCTTTGGAATTTGCGAAGCGGACTTTCCTTAACGGGAAAGACGTTTCAATGGTTCCCTTTGCTGAGTTTGTTATGGGCCGGCAATCCCTTGCTGGCCTACTCGAACTCGTGCGAAAGTACTCCTTAACCTTAGGACAGATGTTATCCGTCCTGGGTTATGGGTACAAAGCCAAGGCGAACGCATCCAAAAGACTTTTCGGAATGCCTAAGAGGCTTCGGAATTACTGCTTGACTTACTACGGTCCCTGTGGCCCTGCCTACGAAGGACTGTCTACTTGGTTACCGAGAAAATCGATAACTTCAGTATACGGAACTTCGGAAGAAAGGGTTCCCGGTCTGGTACGCCAGTTCTTCGAGCAAGAGGTAAAACTCATGCTTGAGGTCCTAGAGTCTTATCTTCCATTAATCACGGAAGCTAAGAGACTAGGAACGGTATACAGAGATCGGGAACATTATGGGACTGTCCAGAGGGGAGTCGACCGACAACCAACTCACGGAGGTACAGAGTCCGTTACTCCGAAAGAAGTAATTGACTCTCTCAATGAGACGGTATATCGGAACGCCTTTCTGGATGTGGCCATAACCTACAGGGACCTACGTACTAAATTAGAGGAACTCTCGTTACCTTCCCTTGACTGGGCGGGTCTCGAGGGCCTTTGGGGGACCTTTCGAGAGATCGAAACTTCCCTAGGGGCGTTACCATTGCCTAGAAACCTGCAAACTCGGGTGTCTGAAGTGAAACCTCAGATGCTTGAGTCGAAGGTCTTGAAGCGTTGGTATCGACACTCTAAGTTGTTCAGAGCCACCGTTAACCCAATCGAGCCTTCCCCTTAGATATATCCAGTGAATGGATACCTCCGTATCTTGAGATCGGCCTTGAAGGCTTCTCTGAGAACAGGAATTGAAATAGATCACCTAATCAGCTAAGCCGATGTAAGATAACCAAATCGCCTCTGTAATAGGAGGAAGAGACGCCGAATCGAAGTCCAGCAATAGCTCTCTATCGTGAGATCGGCCCAGAAGGATTGGAGTCATTAACCAATCTGATGTAGGATAATCAAATCGCCCGAAAGGGAAGAGACGCCGAATCGGAATATCCGAATAGCTCTATTGCTGCCCTATCGAATACGGACGACCCTATCTAGAGCTCGGCCCTGAAGCCTTACTAGAAATAGGAATTGAAACAGATCACCTATCTACTAAGAGTCATGTAGGATAACCAACTCGCTAAGCGAAAGCTTAGAAGAGACGCCGAATCGAGTAATATCGAATAGGGCTCATCTAAGGGAACGGGAGGGTTGGTGTCAACTACGGGAAACTTTAGTTGATATCAGTTTGGTAGGTCGGGATCGAGAGATCCTTAGCTAATTGGAAACAGTTAGGATAGTGACCTATCCAGCATGCGCCGAGAGACGCTACCCTGTCTAACTCGATGGTTTCTCCGTCAAATGCTTAACCAGAAGGAAATGTCTGGCAATAAGCAGATAACATTTTTGAAACGCATCTGAGCGTAGCAGGGGCCGGAAATACATTTGTATGTGCAAGCATACAGGTGGGGGGCCGGTCCCTGGGGTCCG